ATGAAGAAGAACATCGGGGGCGTGCTCCGATTGCCGACCGCTATCGTAGCAGCGGTTCTTGCCTGTGCCGCTTGCGGCGGCGGGGATGACCCCGGCCACCTGACCATTCCGAATGCGACTGCCGGCGGCCAGACCGGTCCCGTGCTGCGCGCCTGCGAGGCTCCCGAAGCGCCCTGCCCCGCATCCCAACCGCAAGCTGCCGCTGGCAAGTGAAACTCTACCGAACCAACGACACGGCCGGCTCGATCCGCTCTGCATTCGACGCGTTCACGCATGTACTGGTCAACCGCGGATACACGACGATCAAGCCGGTTTTCTTTCGCAGCAACAAGATCGCAGACTTGCCGGTTTTTCAATGGGCGTGGTGGGATGAGTCCACCGCCGGACAGATTGAGCGCTGGCGCCAGAATGGTGGTGTGCTGATCGATCGGTACACGACGTCGGAGCGCGCCGGCCCAGCCGACGTGCTCGTATTCGTCGAATGCCCGTTGACCATGAAGCGAGTCGAGCGGTCCATGACGAACATTGCCGAGTATGGCGTGATCCCGCTCCCTCACACCTGGCGTGTGCATGAGGAGGCGATCGACCTGCGGATGCCGGACTCGGACCGCCTCCGCTTGTTGTGGGACGTCTGCCGCGGAGCATGTATCACGGATGATGAGCTCGCCGACCGATCGGGATTGCCGAAGCAGGTGGTCCAGTATCAGCGAGGCGGTCTCCGAGGCGTCGAGAAGTGGGATATACGCCCGCGGCTGGCTCCCGAGTCCCTCGGACTGATTCCGGCCTGGGAATGGGTTGGGACAGGACGTGACGAACAGAAGAAAACCGTTCGAGAGGCCGGCCACAAAACGGCCATCAAGGAGATGGCGCGGCTCGGCCACGTGTCCCTGCGAAAATACCACGCATATCCGGTTAATGAGCCAGATTGGGACCGGCTCGAGAGGAAACGGCGGCAGGCTATTGCTGACCTGTCTGAAGTTCGATCACTCGTTGAGTCGCTTCCCGACCATCTTCAAGCTTAACGACGGTCTGCCGGATCTCCTTGATCCGAGGCGCGTTCTGGTGATACAGCTGATTCAGCTCGGACAATGCGTGCTCGATTTCGCGATCTCCGGCAACGCGCTGTTCGCCGCCGCGGAGCGAGATTGCAGCCTGCAGCTTCACCTTCGCCATCGCCGCGCTTCCCTTGTGGTCCATCGTGGCGAGTCCGTGCAGTTCTTCCAGCGCGACGACCTTGTACGCGCGCGTGAGATCGGAAAGCTCGTTCTCGAACTGCTCGGCGCTCATGCGGGAATACGCGGGATCGACCTTGACCTTCTCGATAGCTGCCGCGAAGCTCTGGAGCTCAGAGGATGCACGGATGTAACGGTCAAGCTCCTGCGCCGTGAGGTCTAGCGTCGTCGACGCGAGGAAGATGTCGCCCTTCGCCTCGACAAGAGCTTCCTTGATGCCCTGTTCAGAGATCAGGCCGGCGCGCATCGAACGTCTCATTTCTTGCCCCGCTTACGCTCGGGCAGCCCCTTCGTAGACTTTCCGTGTTGCGCGCTGACGTACTCCTTCCCGACCTTCTTCGCGATGCCGATCTTTGATCGGCCCTCGGCTGCGGCGTGCATCGCGCGGTTCTGCGCTTTCGATTTCATCGGCATGGCCTTCCCTCCTTATAACGCCAAAATCACACGAGCACGCGTACAGTGGGCGCCCGCAAGCTCCGCAATCAACCATTTCAGTACCCCAAACCCTTCGCGTAGCCCATTGCCTGCAGCTCGGGCAGTTGCTTCTTCAGACGGCCGACACCAATGTCGGTGCGGTAGAACGGGCTGTTAGGGATCTTCACCTTCTTGATCGCGCTATAGGCGGACCGGCGAGCGCCGGTGATCGTCTCGCCAGTCCCGGTCGCGATCAGCACGTAGTCGCCCGCCGTCACCGGTCCCGGCAGGTCAACGACCTTGCCGTTCACCTCGCGCGGCGCCATGCCCATCATCACCTCGGAGAAGTGCAGATGCTCCATGTCCTCGGCGCCGTAGATCGGGATGCCGCACAGCTCCTTGTTCGTGATCTTCGAGTACGGGAAGTCAGGCAGCGCCATCAGCACCGAGATACACACCTCGTCCATGCGGATCTTCAGCGTGTCAAGGCCCTGGATCTTATCGGCCATCCACTGCGCCGGATCACCCTCGATCAGCGCGGTCAGATTGTGGCGGATCGGCCAGCCGTCGCGCATCGTCCATTCGAGCGGATACGGGCCCTTTCCGTCGGTCGGGATCATGCAGTTCACGTCGACGTATCCGACGTACCCGATCCGCTTCAGGTGCTCGGTGGCCGGCTTGAGCACCTCGTCGGCAAGCTTCGATTGCCGGACGACGCGCACTGTGGTTCCCATTTCGCCAGTATTGACGCCCAGATCACCGTTCATCAGCTTCTTATTTTCCCAGTTCTCGACCCAGCCGCGCGACCAGCCGTCCGGTCCGAAGAAGCCGCCCACCGCCATCTCGATCCCGCTGATCTTCTCCTGCAGGATGAAGCCGTCCTGGCGCGCCGCCGACCGGTACTTGTCGATCTTCTTCCAGCGCCCGAGCATGTACACCATATCGGCCGCGCTGTCCGCAACGTACGACATCGCGCGCTCGCCATCGCCGGACGGCTTCGACACGAACGCCTTGCCTTCCTTCTTCACATAGGCGATCGCGGAATCGTAGTCGTGGAAGGTCTTGCCCGGGATGATCCGCATCCCGCACTCTTCCATGACCTTCTGCCCGGCCTCACGGTCGAGTTCCCACTCGACGGCCGCCAGATTGCAGCCGTAGATCGGATAGCCGATCCTCCGGTACGGCTCGAGCATCTCGAGGTAGCTGACGTTGTCCGGCGTGTAAATCAGGTCAGCCCATCCCAGCCACTTCCGGCGCAGCTCGTCGTAGTCGCGGATCTTTTGCACGATGCCTTCGCCCGCGTGACGGTCGGTGCCATCCGGCCGAGGCTTGTCGTACCAACGGACCTGATGCCCCCATTCCTGGCAGCGCATCAGCCAGTCTAGGCAGTTCGAACCGACGTCGATCGCGAGAATTCTCATGGTCTCGGGGGCCGTTGAATGAGCAGGTCCGTAACTTCCGGACCGAAGCGGTTGTACGCCGCCGCGGCAGGCGCAGTGAGTGCAGCAGCCCCGCCAGCGGCCAGCGTGCCGACCGGATGCATGAGAAGGTTCTGCATCAGCGCGCGCTCGGCGGTGCCGCTGGAAGGCTGCTCTTTCAGGAAGCGCTGACCGATATCGGCCAGAGCCCCGAGATCACCGGCCGCCCCGCGGGCCATAGCAGAGCGCCCTGCCTGGTTGCGTGTCACTGCGCCGAGCAGCGCAGCCGGTGGGATACGACCGGTCGGAGATTTCGCGACGAGAGGCTCGAGTGTTTTACCGACTGCATACTGCCGACGCGCCGCGTTGTAGCGGTTCAGATCTTCTGGGCTGAGCTGCGCCACGAATGATTCTTGCAGGTCGTCCTGCAGGCCGGATAGCGCGTTGCGCAAATCTCCGTTCTGCGTGTTGCGGATCTGCGTGTTCAGCCGAGTGTTGATACGGCGGAACGCTTCGCCGGGCAGTACACTGCCCTGCGAACGGTCGGTGATCTCGTCGACGTAACCGCGGACCACGCGCTCCACGTCGCCCGTCTGGTAGCGCTGCGCCTCGGCGACATGTCCGGCCAGCCGGTTCACGAGATCTTCGTTGAACGGCACATCGTGACTGCCGGCAATCTCCCCGATTGTTTCCCCGGCTCGATTCATCGCTCGATTGAATACCTGTCGCGTGAGCCGGTTCCCCTCGCCACCCAATAGATATACGAGCTGGTGATTGAACATGTCCTGGTTATGCTCACGCACCGTGCGCCCTACGAACGGATTGTCCTGTGCCAGTTCTCCCGCCTGCCGCGCATATTTGTTGCCGTACACCATGTCCGGCGTGAGACGGAAACCCAGCGTATGCGCCTGACGAGCCAGTTGCAGCGTTTGAGGATCCACATCGGGAAGACTCTGGACCGCACCGCGCGCCACCGCACGCGTGCCACGACCGATGGCATTCGCGCCACCGCGCGCGGCCCCAGCGGCGCCTTCCCCAGTCGCCAGCACGCCGCGCGGCACTTCCGGAATCCGAGCGATCATCGGTGACTCGATCGGCAGGCCCTGAAGCGCATGCGCCAGTCCCGATTCCCCTACGCCCTGAAGAATGTCGCGCCCGGTCTGTGTGCGCGGCTGGTACGTCAGCCGGCTCGCCAGTTCCGAGCCGGCCTTCTCCCCGGCCTCGATCCCGGCCTGCGTGCCGTACTTGCCGCTGGTCAGTGTCTTGCCGACGCCGTAGGCGGCACCTATGGGCGCAGCGAGCGCACCGGTCACGACCGACAGGCCGGCCTCGCCCAACCCGAGCAATTTGTGGGCGATGTCATCCGCTTTCTGCGGGGCTACCGCGCCGCTCGTATCGCCCGGAAGACGCTCAAGAGGCGCAACAGCACGGCTCGACGCTGCCGATGCAGCGCCTCCAGCTGAGCCAAGTCGCTGTTGGAGAATTGAGAACGCCTGTTCCTTCGTAGCGCCGTCAGGCCCCTGCACGTCATAGGTCTTCCCGTCCGGAGATGTGAAGATGAAGATCGGCATATCAGTGCTCCGTTACCGACCATCCAGCGGGCAAAGCAGCGGATGCAGGCGGCGGATTCGCCATCGGCTTGCCGCGCGTGACCGCTTCTCGGAACTCGCTTCGCACCTGGCCCGGGGAGCGCTGGGCAGCCTCCATCTCGCGCTTCATCATCGCGATCACGGACTGATACTGTTCCGGCGTCTGCGCTGTGTTCAGCATCTCGCGCGCATGCTCCTTGTCGCTCACCGTCGGCGTGCCGCTCGGCGACACGGCACGTGCGTAGGCGTTGATCAGCGAATTCGTCGCAGCGCCGAACGCGACGATCTTCGGGTCTCCGGTGTTTGACTCATACGCCTGCAGCGCGCGATTGGCCGGCACGAACTGCGTGCGCGGCACATCGCGGGACGCCTGCGCGGCGATGTCAGCAAACTGGTCTGCCTCGTTGACCGCCATACCGGCCTGCGCAGTGCGCGTACCCAGCGAGCGCTCGCCCGCCTTTACGCCCTCGAACTCAGCAACCGATGCCGCGACATCAGCGCCTGACATGCCACGCGCCTGCGCTTCCTTGCGCACGGCGTTGCGCAGTGCGACGAGGTTCTTCGAGCCCTGAGCGCCGCGGCCGAGGTTTTGCAGGACCGTGCGATCGCCGGCCAGATACTGATCGGCCATGAACTTCAGGTCTTCGCCCGACAGAGCCGCATTCGGATCACCCTGCATGCGCGCGTTCAGCGATTCTCGGTGCATGGACAGCATCTCTCGACGAATCTGCATCGAATCGGCATGCGCCTGCTCGCGCTCTTCGCGATTGAGACGATTGTCCTCGGCACGCTGACGGAGAGAGTCGTAGCGCTCCTGAAGCTGTGCGATCTGCAGCTGATGCTGGAACTGCTGCTGAATCTGAGCGGCCTGTTGCTTTGCCTGGGAGTCGAGGATCGGTGTTAGCTGCTGCAGCCCGGCCATCAGGTCGGCCCCTGACAGACCCTGACCCTTCAGGACCCTGATTGCGCTTTCGAGCGAAAGCGGCCCCGCCTCTTGCTGCATGGGACCCGGAGCATTCGACGGGGGTGCCTGGATTTGCGGTGCGATGGCCTGCGCCGGCGAGCCCGCGGTAGGCATCGGTCGGAAAGGCTGGATACCGGCGGTCGGCATTCCCCCCTGAGTGCCGCCCGGCGGCAACGGCGGACGATTCACCTGACCGGGCACCGGTCCGGAAGGAAGCGGCGTACCCCCGGCAGCTTGCGGCTGTGTTGGCATCGATGGTTGGCCCGGATTCGGCGTCTGAGGCGGAGGTGGAATCTGTGCGGACTGCGGTTGTTGAGCGAGCAACATAGGCAGTGCGTTACCGGCCGCCTCGAGTGCGGCCTGCTGACGTTGACGATCCTGCTGCTGTTGCTGGAACTGGGCGAGCTGTATCTGCGCATACTGACGCCGCAATGCGTCTTCCTGCGCCTGCTGCTGATACTGGAGGAAGTAAGGGAGCCCTGCGAGTCCGGCCATGTCTCACCTCAAGACGTGAAGCCCCACGAGTTCCCGCCACCCGAGTAGTACGGACTCGACGTGAACGCGCCACTGAAATCACCGCCGCTGAACGATCCACTCGCAGGGTTGAAAAAATTCGAGAACGCGTTCTGCACCATCGGGCTGTTCGCGAGGCCCTGAATGCCTTGCGACACCAAACTGCCCATCGCGCCAGCTCCAGCGGCCTGGCTCTGATACGGTACAGCCTGCGCGCCCTGTCCGTAGTTCATGTACGGGATGATCTGACCCATAATCCCTTCAGCGGGTCCGTACACGTTCTGATTCAGATATGCGCCATAGGTGTTGCCGAGTTGACCCGGTGTCGCGGCGATCGCCTGCGCGGCGGTGTACGGCGTCGAACCGCCGGCCAGCGTGTACTGCGGTGCCTGGGTCAGCGCGTTGACGCCGGCTTGACCGTACTGCCCGGCGGTGTTCGCTGCACCTGCGTAGCCCTGCAGACCCTGCAGGGCGCGCTGCAGCTGGTTGTTCTGCCAGTCGATATTGAAGTTCGACAGCGCCTGGTTCTGCACGCCAGCGCCAGCGGCGGACGAACCGAGCCCATACATCGAATTGGTCGCGCCGGTTTGCTGCGTGAGTTGGTTTAACGTGCGGTCATAGAGCGCGCGCTGCGGATCCAGGCCCATGTCGAATACCTGTCTGCCTGCGCCAAGCAGCTGACCTTGGGTCGCAAGGTCCAGATTGCCTAGGTTCGTCAGCGCGTTTCCGGCGTTCGTGTAACCAATGCCCGCAGCATTGGCAGCCGTTTGGTATCCCGGAGCGTATTGATTATTCGCAGCAAGACCACCGTACAGCGATTGCTGTCCGTATTGCTGGAGCGGATTACTGCCGTAAGTGGTGTTGATACCCGACAGCAGGTTTTGCCACGTCGTGTCGGCCGTATTCAAGCCGGTTGGGATGTAGTAAGACGGGCCTCCGCCACCACCACCTGACGTGCCGGGGGACATGGCTCCAGAAACCAGCGAACCTGCGATCGAACCGCCTACGGCAGCAGCAACTCCCCACGGCATGGTTCACCCCTTCATCAAGGTTTCGGGATCCGCCACGCTTTCCGCGTGGATGCACAACCACGTCAAATCCGTGAGCGCAGTAATGCGATGTGATCGGCCTGCCTTCACTTCAAGCATGCAAGGACCGTGCAGGACGCTGAGCTCGCCGTCGATGTCGATCATCGCCGTGCCATGCGCCAGATAGCTCAGGTGGTCGTAATCGTGCACATGCTTCTGCACTTCCTCGCCCGCGCGCAGCGTTTGCTCACGCGCGTACACACCGCCAGCCGTGAAGTGATGCTTGATCATTTCTCGCACCGGATCGACACGATCAATGTGATACGGTCGTCGTCGCCTTCGTTCACGACTTCGTGCTCCTTTGTATTGTCGAAGTACCAGACGTCGCCCGGCGCCATAAAGACGACCTCATTCTCTACACGGTTCCAGCACTTCGGATTCGACTGCAGCGGTACGTAGAGCTTCGTGTTGTAATGCCGCACATGCCACGTATCATCCGCATGCGGCAGGATGCGCTTTCCGGCGGGGATCTTCGTGATCAGGATGCCCCCTAGGCGCGTACCCTCGACGCGCGCCATCAGGCCAAACACGATCGGCCTCACCTGAGGAAGCGCATACCACTCCGGGTAGAACACCGCATCGTGCGCGTCGTTGAACCCCGTGTAGTCGCCCGCGGCCTTGTACGGTTTCTCATCGTTGTACCGGAGCCAGATGTCGGACACGTCGGCGTGCGGACTTCCTTCGCGATCCGTGCGGAAAACGTGTCGGCCCCACAACCCAGGCTGCCGGGCGATAGCGAGAAGCAGCGGTGCGGTGTCGATGCCGTGACCGATTTTCACGAGGTTGTTCAAGCCGCCCCCTTGATGCGTTCCGCGACATGAAGACCGCCGAGCCCGAGCATGCCGAGCGTGAGCGTAGACAGCTCGGTCAGATCAAGCGGCGGCAAGTTCAGCGGATGCCCGACGATCGCCGCGCCCGCATTGATCAGCGGCTGCATCACGAAATTCCACGCGTAGCCGGCGACGCAGACCCAGCCCATACCACCGCGCCAGTGTTGCAACGGATCGCTGCTCGTCGCTTCGGCTTGGTTGATCTGCATCTGGCCGGTGATCTGCGCGAGCTCCCCAGTCTGCTGCAGTTGCAGGAGCTGCAGCTTTGCCGCCGTGGCCTGCGCCGGATCCGGCCAGACTCGGTCGATGACCTTGCCGACGACGTCGGAAACTGCGGTAATCGGATCGAAGGCCATCATGCAGCTCCCTTGAGCAGGTTGTTGGCGATACGATTCGCCCATCCGTGGCTGAATGCCGGCCAGTTATGCAGATTAGCGAGGTACTTCAGCCGGTACGCGAGAAACCGCGCGACGATGCGTAAGGAATCCGTAGAATTCACTGCTGCGATCGTGACCGGTCCAATGCGACCGTCCGGCTTCAGGCCGGCGGCTTCCTGAAGCCATGTCACCGGTAGTCCGCCGTTGTACGCTGCGTCGAAAACCTGGAACGCCACCCGCGGATCGAACTGGTCGCAGTAGTACGGATCCCAGTAGACCCGCTTCGCGATCAGCTTCGCCGTTGCCTGTGGCATCGCACGCATGTCGCCGCCGTATCCGTTCGCGCGCGCGACACGGGCCGTGACGCCCCACATCGTCTCGCCGCCAGGATCGGCGGGATTGTTCGAGTAGCCGCCCTCGTTTCCCATCAGGGCCGCGAAAGCATCATCAAAGCTACTCATCTCAGATCTTCCCGATCGCGTGCAGAATCTGTTCGACCTTCTGTTCAGTGGTCGCACCAGCGTCGCTCACGATCGTCGTAACTCGGGCTTCGATGTCGGCGAGCTCCTTGGCAGCATTGCCGAGGCCGACGACTTCCTCAACCTTGTCGACGAAAGCGCGGCCGTCGTTCGCAATGGCCTGGAAACGCGCTTCGATGGTGGATTTGATCGAATCAAGCATGACTTTCTCCTAGAGGAACTTTTTGAACCCTCCGCCGGCGCCGTATGCGGCGAGCGCGACAAGGGCGTACATGAAAACCCGCCATGCCAGACCCAGCACACCGCGGCCGACATTGAGCTGGAAACGCTGGGTGATCCCGCTTTCAATCTGCTCGGCGATCGCCTTGACATCGTCTTCGGTGAGGGTTCTGTTGCCCATGGTTTCCCCGTTTCAGTTTGTGGCTACGATATAGCCGTTTCCCGGCCTAGTTGGACGGCAGGATCGTGAAGCTATAGGTCGACCCAACCGATCCGATAAATCCGCCTCCGGTCGCCGTGGCCCAGAAATTCCCGCCAGCTGGAGAAAAAACAGCAGACTGCGCGAGCGTGTTGTTGATAACCTGGATGTTTCCGGTCCAATTGGGCGTCGAAGAAAATGCCAAGGTGCATCCCCCTCCGACTGCACTCCCGACAGAGGCAATCGTTCCTCCGAAAAACGGTGCGTTCGGGAACACCTTGACGGTCGGAGGTGATGTCCCGCCATTCTGGACCGTCAGATTGCCGTCGAAGCGTCCTGTTTTACCAAGCAAATCACCGAAACTGACCGGCAGCGCGCTTTTCCCGGCAAGCTTGATCACCCATACATGATTGACGGAGAGCGGCAGAGATAGGCTGAGCTCAGTCGCGATCTGCGACATGGACAGCGGGAAAGATGCGGGCAGCGTCATGCCGCCTCCAATTCAGCAATCCGCTTGCGCAGTTCGACGACTTCGCGAGCCAGTTGGATCGCAGCTACAAGAGCGGCGTTACCATATGCAACCGAAAGAACATCGTCACCCATGACGGCCTCGGGCAAAACGCCTCGAAGAGAGCGCGCCCCGACACCAACCTGTCGGGCACCGGTATCGGTCCGGGTGAACGTGCCGTGTAATACGCCTGCTAGGCGTTCGATGAAATCTCCCGGAAGATCGGTCCAATCAGTCTTGAGATTTTCATCTGAGTTAGCAGTTAGGTTTCCCGCTACCGTGAAATTCCCGGTTGTATCGTTAAACCATCGAACGATATTTCGGCCGATGTCGTAAAACCCGGATGAGCCATCTGTGACGCGTACGAAGTACTGGGCCTGCGTATTCGAATTGAACATCTGCAGGTCCGCCTCGGAACTGCTCGAGGAATTCCCGATCTGGAGTTGCGGAGCATTCACTATCCCGGTGAACGTTGCTCCGCTCAATACTGCATAGCTTCCTGCCGGCTGAGCGTTCGCGTTCACCTGGTTGACGATGAAATTCAAGTCCGACATGACCTGAGAAGCATCTGCAACGGTCCCGTTCTGCAGATTGGCAGGCAGTGTTCCGATGATTCCAGCCATGATTTACCCCTTATTCGTATAGCCTGCGTCCTGATAGCGGGCGAAGAACGTGCCGATCTGCACTTCATTGACGGGCGTGACAGTCACATCGAGCGACATCTTCTGGAAAACCAAAGCGACCGGCCACGGAATGGTGTAGACGTGTGGGATGCTGGAGTTTGATGACCAATTCGCCGCTCCCCAATTAAACGAACCCCAAATCGAACCGCTTGATGGAGTCATCGCGAATGTGGATGCCAACGAGTTGTTCTGGTCGTCCAGAGACGTCAGGTTGAAGACGACCGCAGTGCCCGTAGACGCCAACTCGATCGTGGATTCGACCACCTGAATCTGCTGCATGTGACCAGTCTTCGGGAAATTCGATGATCGAAGATGGCAAAGGAATGCCGTTCCGTTATCCAGATAGCTGGTATTGGACGTCGGAATCGTAGTGCTGACGAAGAGCGCGGCGCCATGCGATGCGCCGGAAAGTACGAACGATTCGCCGTATTGCGAAGCGCAGTCGTAGGAGAACGTGTGCGGGCCAGACCAGCGCTTGCGACGGATGTCGTACCAGTAGTCGTTCGTCTGCTGTTGCCCCTGGATCAACGTGGGCACACATACCCGATACACGTTGCCGGCGAACGACGCGCTGATGCGAGACGCCTGCGTGGTGTTCTGGAACGGAACCTGAAGATCCGCAGGAAAGTCGGTCCCGGGCCGATTCGACAATGGCACCAGCGTGCCAAGAAAATTCAGGATATAGGGCGCGTCGACTCCGGCAAAAAAAACACCGAATGGGCCCTGCACAACGCTACGTGGCGCGATACAGCCCGTCGTCAGAGAAATGTAGTTCACAGCCAGGTTGTTCGTGGCCGGATCACCCGTGATCTGCCAGACCTGACTCGCCTTGAATACGACGAGCGCGCCGACCACACCGCCGGACGTCGTCTGTATCGGCAGCCCCGACTGCGCCGTGATCGGCGTCGTATCACCGATCGTCACTGCCTGGGAGGCATTCGTGCGCACTAGAGGAGATAACGAATCGCTGAACTGCAGCGTATTCCCAACCGCGAAATATGCGCGGTTGTTGAAGTTCGCAACCGACGTCGGTACGCCAGAAAGCGGGTTCGTGCCGAAATTGGACGACGACCATGCCGGCGCCGAGGGGTTCGAAATGTCAACCACGCCGAAGAAGTTCGAACCAGTGCCACTGAAACCGGGATGGGTAATGAGGATCTTCGTACCCACGACGGAGATCGTCGGCGGTGTCCAGCCTCCACTCGATGACGGAGACTGCGGGACGTTCGACGATGTCACTCCGCTGATCGTGACGAAAGAATTTGACGCGAGGTTGTAGGCGAACGGCTCGTCGTAACCTGGGTTGCGCCCTGTCGATGCCATCCCATAAACGATATTTCCGATCACCGTTTGCACCGATACGAAGGTCGGAGTGGTGAATCCACCGAAGGTCGTGACGGCGTTCCCCACTCCCGGCCTTCCCACGATGATTTCCGGATTTCCCTGATCGAATACGAGGTTGCTCAGGAGCTGACATGCCCCCGGAAAGGCGTCTGTCGCATCGTAGGAGTCGCAAAGACCCTTCGGTGTGAAGCGGACCGGCTTCGCATTGCGGATCGCCACGTCTCGCCCCTCAATCCGTGATCTTCGTCGGCTTCAGCGTGCGATTCGAATGGAAACGCCGCGGATCGAGCCTCACCGACTTGACGACCGCTTGCTCGTCGCCTTCCATGATCAGGTGCGTGCGCAGCATCGCCTCACACTGTGCAAGGAAAGATTCCTGACGGATGTCGTCAGTTTCGCCCATCAGTTCAGCGGCCGTGCGCTTGATGAGATATTGCTGGTCAGGGAACCAAGGAATCCGCGTTGATGTTTCAGGCGTCACGATGTCCGGTTGCTTCACCATATACCGATGCGTGAGCGTGATCTGCCCCGACGATTGTGGGTAGATGAAGAGCTGCCCCGCGGACTGGTTTGCCTGCGCCGTCGTCTCGTCGTACAGCAGGGTCATGAACTCGTACGGGTAGTTCGCGATCGACGGGTCCTTGAACTCCTGATCCCACTCTTCCGGTGAAATCGGATGCAGGAAGTACGGCAGGTTGTTCTGCTGAAAGAACAGATCGTACGTACGGAGGTAATTAAGCGGCAGCGTGAACGGTCCGTAGTTGTTCGCTTGGACCGTCACGAATTCCGTGACTCGGTTGATCTTCAGGTCACGATGAAGCCAAAGATCCTCCAGGACCATGTTCAGGTAGATGCCGCCCTGCGACAGCCAACCTGGCGCTTTGGCGATCGCGCAAGCGCGCTGCACGATCTGTTGGGCCTGAAGGTAAGCCACGTTACGCCCCTGCGCGCGCGTCCGCGATCTTCTTGCGCGCCTTTTCGAGCTCGGCTTCAATGCCCTTCAGTTGCTGCGGGGCATTCCTCAGGTTCGCTTGCTCCTGACTCGATAACGCCTTCGAACCGGCTTTACCGGCCGCCTTCGCGTTTTGCCGCTCGAGCAGGTCGGCATACGCGCGCGCAACGTCGTCACGCGCTTTTTCCCACTGCTCGATATGCGCCTCGAGAACCGGGATTTCCAGCATGCGCTGTTGGCGCTGTAGCGCCTCACGCACCAGATCCATGCGCCGATCGAGCGAGTCCTTCGATTCGCCCTCGACCAGATAACCGCTAGCCGAGAGCTGCGCCTGATTCGGCGCCGGGAGGGTGATCGTGAAATTGCCGATCACCGTTGCAGCCGTAACTTCCTGGGAGGCTTGCGACATGGTCTTCCTTTCGGGGGTGGGTAATTACGATCGCGCCCAAGCCGGCACGGGGCCGCCGCCGAGCACCTTGTTCTGCGCCTGCCGGTACGGGTTGAACGCGTGGCCGTTGATGTCGTTCTCATGCACCCAGGTACGCGCGACCATCTCCTTGATCGAGCGCAGGGTGTCCGTGTCAAACTTGTACGTATGGCCGTGCAGGTAAGGCGTGCCGTTGATCTTCAGATGCTCTCCACCGCACGGAGCGAGATCGATGCGGTACCACCAGAGATCCGTCTCACCGTCCTCGGCCTTGCCGGCGTAGCGCTCGATGACGCCAGACGTCAGCAGCGCCGACTGTGCCTGCGCAGACAGGCGCGCCGACTCTTCCTCGGCAATGTCCTTCGCGGCGCCCAACTTGGCGTTTTCAGCTTCGAGCGCCCTGATGCGCTCGAGCAGCGCTTCGCGGCTTTCTTCGACCGGTTTGGCACCACCGATCAATTCGTCGGCATCAGCCGAATCCGAAACCGGCTTTCCCGGTTCCTGCGGGTTGCGTGCAGCCATCTGATTTTCTCCGGGTTTATTGCGCTTGCGGCGCGCCGATGTTCTCGACGATCGCAGTGATGACCGCCGCCGTGCTTTCGCTCGCCGGCTGACCGACAGCAGGAATCGACATCGACGGCTGCGTATCGTCGATGCGCACCCATAGAGTCGTTCCCACCGCATACTGCGAGAGAGGGTCGGCCATATTCGTCGTGACTGTCATCGAACACGTACCGTCGACCGCCCCCAAGGCGATCGTCGCCGGCTGGATGCCATTGAACTGAAGCGTTCCCGGCGTGACCGACACGATCTGCATTTGCTTCATGCACTCGTTCGCCATGGTCGCTCCGATTACGGAGTGGTCACGGTACCGCCCTGGTAACCCGGCGCGAATGCGGAGCCGCATTCCACACGAGCCAGGAAGGCCGTGTTGAGCAGGATCGAGCCGTAGAACACCTTCCACGACACGACTCGGGTCTGGTTCAGCGGGTCCGACTTGTCGGCGCCGGTCAGATAGTGGAACTCGGGGTTCTCGAGCAGCACCTGGCCATAGCTATGGTTGCCGATGAAGATCACCGGGAACACCGACACGCCATTCGCCGGCGCGGCCGGCGGCGTCTGCGTGACGCCGATGCCGGTCAGCGTCACCGTCTGGTTCGGCTGCAGCTGCGTCGCCTGGCCGGCAAGCACGCCGGTCACCGGCACGCCGTTGCCGATTGCGGTCGCGAGGTTTGCCGGGTTTGCGGTCGTCCCGATATACACGTTGAACACGTAGTTCGGGAACGACGGCAGCGTGACCGAGATAGAGCCCGTAGGGCCCGTCACGCTGATCGACGAAGACACCTGATAGATCGTCTGTTCGACCGACGTCAGCGCCGGTGCGGCGGTGACCTGGATGTAATACGTGCCGCTCGCGAGCTGACCGCCCGACGTCGATGCGGTGCCGTTGATCGCGGCCGCGCCCGTCCAGTACGGCATCATGTTCGTTTCGCAGAAACGGATGCCGCCGAAGTCACCGAGCTCGTTGTTGTAGAGCCGGTTGACGTCGCTATAGGCCCAAGCTTGCTGCACCGACGAGTTCTCGCGCATGTCCTGCGCCGAAAAAGGGCTGATCAGCGCAACGTAGTGCTGCTTGACGCGCGGCGTCTGCGACGGATCGCGGTACGCGCCCGCCTCGATCATCATGTCTTCGCGCTCGTCGCCGTTGAAGCGCGGCACGCCGTATGCGGCCATCGACGCGAACAGGCGATTCGATTCGTGCGGCGACATCACGTTCGATGCAGTCAGGGCGGCTCGGTTTGCGGCGCCGCCGGCGTAATTAACCTGTGGCGCGGACAGCAGCGTGTTGAGCGTGTTGCGCTCGAGCGTTTCCGGCATCTGCAATGACACCAGCTCGCAGGCCTGCTGGAACAGCGGATGCTTGATCGTGAGGTTCGCGACGTCGGTGATGATGACGCGGTCGCCCCACTGCTGCGCGGTTGCGCTGACCTGCTGCAGCGTCATCGCCTCGCCCGGAGGCGCGACGCCTTCCTGCAGCGGTGCGTACGGCAGCGGCAGGCGCTGGTAGCGCGATGCGGTGTACGTCGTGCCGCGGTTCGTGTCGAGCTTCAGGGGCTTGCCGAACTGGTATGCGACCAGTTGACGGCGCGCGAGCGGCTCGACTTCTTCCTGGATGTACGCTTCGACGTCAGCCGTGAAACTTGACGACTGGTTCGTCACCCCGGGGAACATGAGGCCCGTCAAGAGGGCCAGAATTTTTGTCAGCATGATGTCCTCGCGCTGGTCAGATGTTCACGTCGGCCAGCCGCGCAGCGCGCTTCTGGTGTTCGGTTTGTCCGCGGGCATTCGGCACCGTCGAGCGCACGCCCGGAGGTTTTCCGCGCGGAATATCCGCAACGGGGGTCTTGGGCTTCGCTTTCGGCTTCAGCTTGCCGTCCGCGATATCCTTGCCGAGCATGAAGTAGTAGACCGATTCTCGCGATGCATTACGTCCCTGCCGACGCTCTTCCTGCACCGCCGCCTCCACTCGGTCGCGGTAGCGCGCGCGATGGGGATCACTTGCGATCTTGGCTTCGAAGGCCGTGCGATCGTTGAGGTCCTGCGCCTGGAACAACGCCTGCGCGGCCATCTGCTGATTTGCGCGTATCGATCGATTCGACTCGATCTGCCAGCGCTCCATCGGATCGAGATTCGGATCGCGGAGGCGCTCTTCCTCACGCTGAACGTTCGGGTCGGTAGCAGGCGCTGGCGGTACAGTTCGGCTTGCATCGACCAGCCGACCGCGTCGCTCTACCTCCGCCTCCAGCGCGGCAAGACGTTCGGCATCCGAAGTTGCGCGGCGCGTCGGCGCGGCGGGTTCGACGAAATCGAAGTCGAAATCGACTTCCAGAGGATCAGCATCACTGCCGCCATCACCAGAAGCGCCGCCGCCGCCGCCAACGTCATCAGCGCCAGCATCGCCACCCCCAGCGCCGCCGCCAGGATCCGCCGAATCGACGTCGTCGATGCCGGGAAACAGAAAACCGAGAAGTCGCTTCAGAAGCTTGCTCATGACGGCCCTTACGATTGCGTTCCCGTGCCGACCGACTGGATCGTCGCGGTCGTCGCACTGGTGATCGTGACTACGAAGTCACGGAACGTATTCTGGTTGACGCCCATCGATCCGCCGAGCGTCCAGCCGGTGTTCGTCGTGACCGTCCAGGCAAACGCGCCGCCCGAACTATTGATCACGCGGAGCTGCCACGTCAGGCCAACCGGATTGGCTTGCACCACCGACGGCAACGATGCAATCAGGTTTGCCACCGTCGGCAAGGTCAGTGCCTGGCCGGCGGCGAGCGTACCTGTCAGATTGAAAAAGCATTGGGCGGCGCCCGAAATCTGGCTTCCCGAAGCAGTAAACGCCGTCGTGTTCGACGCCGAGTTGTAAATTGCTTCTTGCAATGGATTGATGCCGAGAATCGCGTTCACGAGCCCGACCTGATCGGGAAGCGCACCGAGATCCGGCACCACCGGCAGTTGGCCCGGACCGATGGCTGGAAAGATGAGGCCGATCAGACGGGCCAGAAAGGTTTTGCGCACGATGATCTCCTGATCAGGGTTGCGAGATTTTTATAGCGGTTTCCCGTTCTAATCAAACGCCGCGAATCAGATAGAACGTGAAATTAAGACTGCTCCAGTCTAGATCGGCCGTTTGCTGGATTTGCCCCGCCACGGAAACAACGCTCTCGAATCCAGATGTAAACCCATCGGGCATCACGCGAAGCAGAACATCTCCAGGCTGCAATCCAGGAACTGAAACTGATCCAGCGGCGCTCAATCCTTGAGCTGACGCCTTGACTATATTGGCCGCCCCCGTCGTAGTAGCCATTTGCTCTCTCCTTTATCGCACTCTGTGAGCTCGGATGTAGCCGAATCCGCTGCATGTGCTGGTCGAGAAGTTCGCTTCCGCGACGAGATAAACCGTAGTTGTCGACGCTACGTTGACACGTGTCGGGGAAAGACTGAACGTCAATCCGGTTCCGGTCTCATTCAATGGAATGGCCCACGATGAGAATCCGCTCATGGCTCCCGGAATAGTTGCCGATGTCGTGTTGATGGCACCTTGGCCGAACGACATGACGGTAGATGCAGCTGGCGTCAGGTTGACAGTGCCGGAGACATCCCAGTCGCCTGCTGTCAGAGAAATCGTTGTAACGTTGGCAGCAGTGCCGCTGGTCAGAGAAACGCTTCCGCTTGATGAGATGAATTCTCCAACGCTACCAGCGTTCGCATTGTCGGCGACAGTAGTGCCAACAATCCCCCCTGTAGTTTGTGGGGTGATGGCCGATGTAAAAGTAAGACCAGAAACTGTTGTTCCAAACGCTGGATCGGCGCCCGTCGATCCGATCAGTACCTGCCCCGTCGTACCAACGGCCGTCGCGACGTTGCCCGTGCCTTCCCCGATCATGACGCCGTGGGCGGCGATCGTCGTCAGTCCGGTGCCGCCGGCTGCAGGCGCGAGCGTTCCCCAGTTCGGGTCGGCGGAGGCGCCGCCGGATAGCAACGGTTGTCCGGCCGCGCCGGCTGAAGTCTGATTGACCGCCGACGTACCTTCGCCAAGCAGCACTCCATGCGCGGTAAGCGTTTGGCGTCCGGTTCCGCCCTGCGCAACAGATAGCGCGGTCGTGAGCCCCGATAGGCTGGTGATATCCGAGTTCGCGCCGCTCGACGCAATCGCAAGTGCCGTCTTCGACTGGAACGATGGATCGGCATTCGCGCCAGTCGACGAGAGGATCGTTCCAGACGCGCCGGGCGCCGCGAAGTTGACCGGGCTGGATCCTTCACCGATCAGCACAGCATTCGCGGTGAGCGCATTGCGTCCTGTTCCGCCACTCGTCGCGCCAATCGGCGACGAAGTCGCGACGGTTACACCCGTAATGGTGCCCCCCGTGATGCTCACAGCGTTCGCGTTCTGATTCGCCATCGTTCCAGCGGGCGAGCCGTTCACACCCGAAACGGTGGGGTTCGGGTAGTTCCCCGAAAGATCGCCTCCCGCGGGTCCGGTCGGGTCGCTTGCGACATTGTTCAGTGCCGCCGTGACCTGATTCGCGAGCGCATTGAACCCGGCCTGGATCTGTTCCGGCGGGACGTCCTTACCCTCGGCGCGCACTTGCGGAGGAATGATGCGAAATGCGTCAGCCATCGAGCGCCTCCAGTCGCTTATGCAAACACGGATAGCCGAACTGCTTGCGCTTATTTCCGTACTTGATCAGGAACATGCGAAGTCCCCGGCCGTGGCCGCGGCTGACGGCATACTGGTCCGCTTCGAGCTCCTGCTGTTCGCACATCTTCAGGAAGCCGTGCCAATTCCAGAGCATGCGCAATGTCAGAAACCACAGGAGACGCTTTTCGGCATGCCAGTGCGCCAGATGCCCGCGTTCGTGGGCGATGACAGCGTTACGCTCGGTGGGTGTCAGATACCCCATCAGCGCGCCCGTCTGGACGGTATGCCATGGGGTTGAGCGCGCGAAGAAGTTCTTCACGTCATCACCCCAGATACTCGAGACGGATGCGCACTGCATATTTCATCGCGCCGGCTGTTCCTGACGCGTAGTTGCTCGTCTGATAGGTAATGTTCGTTCCGGCTTTCGCATAGATGATCTGGATTCCTTGTCCAAACGCGCCGGCGGCATTGGCCGTATTGGTCGAAGTGACAGTACCTGCCAGAAGCGCCACGCCGGAATCGTTGTCGGTCCACCCCACGCCGACGTTCGGCAGCGTGGAAGATGCCGCGTCCGGCGTAGTCTCGACCGCATAGCACGACATGCGGTACATGCCGGCGCCTCCGGTCGGCACCGCATACAACGTCGTCGATGCGATGTTGGCGCTCTGGTTCACGAGACCCGTCAAAGCAACGACGGCGCTCAGGCCATTGGCGACGAGCGGAAGACCGCCGTACTGCGAGAGCGGATTGGTGATCTTCGCGACGGTGGGGTTCGGGTAGTTCCCCGAAAGATCGCCTCCCGCCGCGCCGCCTGGCGTTTGAGGCTGTGTCGACAGCGTATTCAGCGCCGATTGCGTCTGATTCGACAGGCTGATGATTGCCTGCTTCAGGGATGCCGGATCTGCCATACCTCCAAGGATTTGCAGGATCGACTGAGCAAGTTGGAATTGGTCTGCCATGTCACCCTCTCGGCATCGATGTTGGGGAGGCAATCTGATCCGGATGAATCATGCCGGCCGGTCCTTGTGGACGAGGCATGCCGGGCTGTGCGCCGGCGCGCGGCGTGCCTGCGACGCCAGGACCTGCACCGCCGGGCACGCCCGGTTGGCCTTGAGGCTTGGGCTGTTGTGCTTGGAGCTTCGCCTGCATTGCCTGCTGATGCTGCTGAATGTGCGCGCGGAACAGGCCATGCGGATCGCCGGTAAGCTGAGCGGCCTGCAGATGCGCTGCGATATGCGCACGATCGTCGTCGGCCTGATGGATCTCGCCGGGCAGACCGTTGTGCATCATCAGGTTCTCGTCCTGGGGATCGAGATGGAACAGGTTCCGCTCGTCGATCAGGATGCGCGGCGCCACCTCCGGCCCGAAGATCTGCTCCGTACCGTATTCGAGGATCGGCCCGATGTTCAGACGCCGACCATCGAGCTGTTGCGGCGGGATGCCGCGCAGCACGTTCATCCACGCGATCATTTGCTGCATGCGCTGCAGGTTCTGCTGATACGACGTGCCACACCAGCGGAAGAAGTAGCGCTCGCCGAATGCTTGCGGTGGGATCGTCTGCAGGTTCGCGCGTGCGCCGAGCTCGCCCAGCACCTCGACGGTCAGCTCTTCGGTGCGGAACTGCCGGTCGAGCTCGAACATCCACTCGATTAGCGGATTGAGGATCACTTCCTCATACCGCTTCGCGTTGTCGATGATGTTCGATTCCTGCTGCTGCGCCATGGCAGCCATCTGCGCCTGATTCTTACGACCGGGCGGCATCTTCCCGAGCATGGCGTCGTTGACGTCCATCGACTCGTTGATCTGCGCCTTCAGGTTCTCGCAGAGCGGGATCGCGTCCTTGTAGATGGCCGGGAAGTTGGCGAACTTCGTCTTGTTGGGGTCTGTCAACCACACCGCGGCGAGGCCGACCACCATCGACTGGTAGTTCGGGTTCGACAGCGGGTCCACCATGGTGATCGGCAGCAGGCTGTACTGCGCCGAGTCCTGCCCCATGTTCCAGAAGTCGTTCAGGTTCCACTGGAGGAACTTGACCGGCTCGATCTTCGAAATGCCGAAGAAGGATCCCGTGATGCGCTCGATCGGCGCCGAGATGATCGGACGCTTGCCCGACCAGAACGGATTCCGGATGATGCCCAGAATCACGTCCTGTCCGGCGAAGTACACGAAGCACGGTTCCTTGCCGTTGCCGAGATCGAGGTTCGTGTGGACCTCGTAGATCAGCGCATACTTGAACGTGCCTTCCGTGCGGATGCCGGCGTCGCCGGTGCGCTTCTTCGGTGGTACGTATTTCTCCCGGCCGCCGTCCGGCTTCGCGAGATTGTCGACCAGCTCCTTCGCCGAGACGCCGACGAAAACCCCCTCATCGACAAACTGCTGCACGGCATCGATCGTCAGGCGCAATCGAATCGCGGTCGCGGTCGCCTTCTCGATGTCGTTGCAGGTGGGCGGGTAGACGGCCAGGTCCTCGGTGGCGAACGGAACGACATCCGGCCCTTCGGTCGTGACTTCTTTGGCTTCCTTTTCCCAGTTCCAGTCATCGTCGGGAGCGGCCAAATCCTCGACCTCGCCGCCGAGCTCATGATCCTCCAGGATAGGAGGCTTCTTGATCAGCTCGGTGATACGCCGCTGCGTGCGCGACCAGTCGATGTAGAGGTTCCACTGTCCGGTCACGTCGCCAGCGATCAGGTCCGCGCGCACGACGTCTTTGACGCTGGCCGACCGGATGTAATGCTCGAGCAGGCTGACCTGCGCGAACGGAATGTTGCCGTCCGGTCCGGTCGCGCCGACATGCTTGTGGTTGACCGGGAAGAGCTGCGCCAGCGTGCGCTTCATACGCGCATTGACGGCGTTTCGCACCGCGGGGATGTAGCATTGGGAGTTGCCGGAATACTGCTGATTTTCGTCCGGCTGGGCGTTGTAGATAGACCAGTACTCGGCGCAGCGGTCCATCTGCTCCTGCTTGTTCTCGTAGCACTTCGCGATCTTCGGGTACAGCTTCGCGGCTTCGGTGTAGGCATCCGAATCTGGCCGGTCGGCCCAGTTTTCGAGTTCCTCGCCGGTCTTCTCAGCGTCGAGGGCCCGCGCGTCAAGGGTTTCGACTGCGGGCTTGGATTCCTGCTTTTTCTCTTTCTTCTGGCGTGCCATGGATCAGCCGATAACCTTGCCACGCAGCTTGCGCTCGAGCGAGGTGCCCGTTCCACGATCACGCGGCGTTCGCTTTGGCCGGTCGTCTACGTTCGACTTGTACGGCCCCTTGCCGAAGAACTCGCTCACATCGCGCGATTCCGAGCGCGTGCCCTGGTATTCGCGGCGCTTCTTCACGGTCACAGCCCCGGCTTGTTGAGCTTCTCGCGCATCGGGCCGCCTTGCTGGCGCTCGCCCATCTTTTCGGGCTTGCCGTACGCGCCGCCCTGCTGTTTCAACTGGTAGAAGTCTGTCGGCTTCTGCGTCGGAGCTTTGTGGTGATGCTTACGATCGACTGCCATGTTCATCTCCGCGGCAAAGTGGTCAGATAGCTCACACCCTGCGGATTGACGCCCATGTTCACGCCTTCCGGCAGGACGTCCGCGCGCTGCGAGCAGATCACGTATACGGCCGCTTCGAGCCCCTCGACGAGGGTACGGTGCGCGCCAGTTTCCGGGAGGGTATTCCGGTTTCCCGCGCGATCGACAGGGTAGTTGTAACCGCCGGCCATCGCGTTCAGCGTATGGGTAGCCCCCTCCTGATCGATCTGGAATAGGCGGCGCGCCTTGGCCTCGGTGCGGATCAGTGGCGACAACGCGCCGCGAGCGACGTTGACGTACGCGCCGCGCATCGGGTACAGGTTTGCCGCACGCAGCGCAGGCACGATCGGCATGCGATCAGCCTGGTCGAGCACATCGGCCGGCAGCCATGCCGTCACGCGCGCACGCGGAAAGGCGGCGCGCACGAGCTGAGCGATGTCGGGCACCGCTTCCTTGGGCGGCACGGGCGAAATCCAGTCCGCGACCACCACGACGCGCTGCCCCTCGATGCAGAGCAGCGCCGCAGTGGTCTCGGTGCCGGACGCATTGAACGCGAGCGCGAGCGGATGCTGCTGACTCGGTTCGTACTCGCTGACGAGGTTCCACTGCCCGAAATCCTCATACACAGGCACGCCCGCGAACACGCGCTGGAAATATGCGAGCGCGTTCAGGATGTCGCGCCGCCCGCTGGGAAAGTTCAGGATCTCTGCGACCAACTTCGGATGCTGCCCCTGACCGCCCACCAGCACGATGTCGCCGGCCTCGAAGAAGGGCTGCATGCCCATGATGAACTGCTCTTTGCTACGGTCCTGCGGCGCAGTGAGCGGGCGCAGCGCGAGCGTGACGCCCCGGCGCAGCATCTCAGCGCGCATTGGTTGCAGCAGCCACTCGTCGAGCGAATTCTTCTCGATCGCGACCGTCGCATTGCCGTGTCGCGCGGACGACGCGAACGCATCCTCGATCACCTGATCCGGCTTCCAGAACTCGCCCGAACTCGCATGCACGTAGATCTTCGTGCCGAGCCGGCTCACCACCACGCGCCCCGTCCGATCGCTCTTCTTCATGTCGGTCGTGCGCGCGGGGTCCATGATCACGACCTTCGGAAGCCACGGCGCCGGGTCCAGTGCGCACTCCCGGATATGCTCACTCTCGAACGGCTTGTCCTGCGATCCGATAGCCATCAGCATGTATTCCTGCATGAAGCCGCGGAGCTGCCCCGCTCGCTCCATCTCGTCGCGCTTCCGACGGATCCAGTCCATCGGATAGCGTTCCGGCCACAGCGCTTCCGTACCAGGGTCGTCGATGTCACCGTTGCAGATCGGATATTGCCTGCTCGTCCAGTCCGGATTCGCGCGCAGGCGCGTGATCATGCAGTCTTCGGAGAGAGGGGTACCGGTGACGCGGATCTTTCCCTTGACCTTGTCCATCGCCGGGATCAACTCGAGGTAGAGCTTCTTCATCGACGCATCCACCGCCGACTTGTCCTTCACTCGCTCCTTGTTCTCAATGTCGTCGAGATACGCCCGGTCCGGACGGATGTCGCGCCACTTGAACCCGCGGAACTCCTCCTCCCAGCCGTGCGCCTCGAGCAGCACGCCGTTGGCGAGTTCCATCTGGTGCTCGTTCCAGACGCGCCCCGACTCCTTCAACCGTCCGAACAGCCCCTGCAGCTTCATGTTCCGGACCGCCTCGAACTTGATCGCTTCGAGACGCTGGCAGGCCTTGGTGTATGTCTCGCCGATGATCAGGCAGTACCCGAAGTTGCCGAAGCATGCCTCGATCAGCAGATGCTCTTCGGATAGTGTCGACTTCGCGCCCTCCCGAAATGCCTCGATCAGCACCCACTCGTCGGCACACCGCCAGAGGTCCATCACCTCGACGTGAAACGCCGGCGAAGCTTGCGGATGTCGATGCGGGAACAGCATCGCCGAGCCAAGCGCCCGGTCGTCCGAGATCGCCTTCAGCAACGCTGCATTGGTCAGGGCCATGAGATTCCTCCTCGCGGAGGATCATCAATGTTTTTCCCTTGCGCGGATTGGAGAGAGGGTCCGCAAAATTTCGTCACCCCCGTCCGGGGTCCCCAGGGTGGCCCCAGAGTTAGGATTTCGTAATGATAGAATGAGAATCGATCTCATTATACCGCGATAATCCCCTGTTTCTTCTGATATCACCCATTATGTTAAATTTGAGTGCATTGCACCAATTCATATAAATCAATAACTTACGATAAATCACAACTCGAGCGATGCGGCGATCACGACGAATGCGGTGCAGCATGAAAGCTTCCGAATGTGACTGAAAGGCAATCGAATGTATCGAGGCGAGGCCGGAAACGGGTATTTTTGAGGCACGCGGGACACCCTCTCCCGCTACCTTTCCCCTCTTCCCTTATCCCGCTCTGAGCCTTTTCTCGCGTGTGCGTGCGCGCGCGTGTGATGCGCGATCCTGAGATTGCATACAGTATTTGCCGTGCTACCTTCCTAGCTGGCACTCGCCCGATTGCCGAACGAATGGAGACGACCGTGAACTATGAAGATGAGGCACGCCTGACAGCGTTGGAGACGATCATCGTCGAACTGGCGAAGCGCAATTCGTCGATCTGTGACGATCTGGAGGCGATCATTGGCGAGCAGCACCGTGCCGCCGTTCAGAGTGCGCAGCAGCCTGCGGCGACTGGATTCCAGACCGAGGTGAGACGCGACATGAAGCCGGCCGTGGACCGTGAGGTGTCGGCAGCGCTTGCGAAGGCGTACAGCTCTCTCGCTCGCAAGCTCGGCTGGTCGATCTGATCCCGAAGCGCTGGTCAATGCACCGGCGCGAAGCCGAGCATCCAGACGCTGTTCGCGGTCACCCACTCATCTCGACTGGGGTATCCGCCGGACTGCGCCATGTAGTCGGCAAGCTCTTCGAGCGTGGGGACGTTGATCGACTGGTAGTAGCCCCATGGCGCGTCGCGATCGGGCGAGAGGATGGCGTAGGTGATCATGCCGATTCTCCTCGCTTGCGCCGGCTGACATGAGTCTTCGCGCCGAAGAACGGCAGGATTTCGTGTAGCAGATTCCCGAGCAAGTAGCAGAACGTCTCATTGGTCTCGCCGGCCGCGACGTCGACTCCGACATGGCCCGCCAGGAAGAACAAGGCGTGCGCGAGCTCGTGCGCCAGGGTCGCAACTGAGCGATCGAACACGCCGATCAGATAGACACGTTTTCCGGTGTCCGTGTTGCGAAGCTGGAAGGTTCGTCCGGCGAATCCTTCGGCATCGTCCTCGACATCGAAAAACTTGCAGGCCGCGTGCCACTCTTCGAGATCGCGGCATACGACAATGTCTCCACCGAACAGCGGTGCCGGGAAGATTCCCCGAGGCTTGCGTTTGGGCATCTGACCTCCTTCGAAGGGCGTACCCTCCCACCCGCTTTTTTTAGAAGCGTTGCTAGGCCGCGGCGGGTATATCCGGCTTGGTCGACCTGCTGCGCCTTGGTGCGTTCAGCCATTCCGGTCGGTCCTGGCGGGGCGACTCCGCCATTCAGCCACGTTTATCGAGCTGGCGCGACACCAGTTGTTCGGGCCTGGGCTAATGGGCCCCCGTCGTCGTTTCTTCCTATCCCGCGCTGACTATTTGCGGCATCTGCTTCATTCACGATCTGGCAGACACGGCACACCCATCTCTTCCCTTTCGCTTCACGCAGCATGTCGACGATGCTCAGTCGCCATAGGCGCTTGCATTGCGGGCAGATGGAGGATTCGAGTCGCATCCCAGAAAAAGACGCCCGGCGAACCGGGCTAATCACCGAAGTGAAGGAGACGCGGCCACCTTAAAGCGATTTCCCGCGCCGAACGATGCCGCTCATGATCTGGTGAAGCTCGGCTGCCGTGAGCTCTTCGCAGTCGCAGTTGTCGATCGGAAGAGGCTTTGTAGTGCGCGCATACAGGTAGATCACGCCGCGGCGCATGCCCTTTTCCCTGCTCGGCTTGGCGTAGGTGATCGTGCCGGAGACGTAGGTGTAGCCGCCCTCCGTCAACGCCGTCAGGTACTTCGAGATCGTTCCTCGGCGGACACCGAGCCTCATGCTGAGATGCTCTTGCGTGAGTCTCCCTTCCTCGTCAAGGAGTTCGCAGATGCGGTGCCCGATGAGGTCCGGATTGGAAAGGTTACGCAGAGAAATCACGCGCACGCTCCCACCCAGGACGACATGACGCGCTCGAGCTCCGTCGGCTCGGGGAGCCGGAACGGCGCGGCAATCGCTTCTGCTTCGCGCCGCCGGCGCTCGGCGATGCGCGCTGACTTCAGCTTCAACGGTGCGATCGGCGGAATCGGCTTTCCGGTGCGCTGGTAGCGCTTGGGCGATCCAGCCACACTGACGAACCCGTCCTGCACCAGGACGTCGAGCCGCCGCGCAGTCGCTCGAGGATGAATCCCGCGCGCTGCCGCGACCTCGTTGATCGTCATGGCGCCCTGGCGCTCGAGCAGTTCGCAGATTTGCCGCTGCGCCGATCCCTCGCGCTCGATCTGTTTCATCGTGACTACCTCGACTTGTAAGTCGAGTATGGATAAATTTCGTTTCCGCTCAGGAAGAGCTGCTGGCCATCTTCCGTTTCCACGCGGAAGAAACCGAGACGCTCCGGCGCCGGCCCGACGATCAGCCCTCTCAGGTCCTTTTTCCCATCCGGGGATCGAACGCGACAATTGAACCTGTCAGCATCTCGATTTCCAACGACCGACAGGACGCCTTGGATCATCTTGATAACGTCCTCGCGTCTCGGGTTGGGTGCAAAAAGACCGCTCCTCGTACCAATGTCCATTGCCTCAGCGATCATTGAATTCGTCACGTCGATCTTCGCCATCATTTGTCTCCCATCTCAAGGTGTGGCCTAGCAGGTGTATTCTTCAGAAACGCGGCTGAACGGCAAATAAACGTATGGCCGGCGGGATTCACTCGGCCCGAACTGCATGCAATCCCGGTTGAAGAACAGCGCGAGCGACCGGCGTTGCGTCTCGCCGTTCCGCGCCTTCAGCAGCGTCAGGAACGCGTCCGGTTCGTCGACGCTCTCGTCGTCCTGATCCTTCTGAGCGGACCAGACCGAAAACACGTTGTCTGCGGCGTCGGTGATCTTTCCGCTGCCGCCGACGTCCATCTTTCCGGGGCTGCGCTTTTCGTCCTGGCCCTTGCGCGGGTGGGCGACGAGGTGCACGTGGACGTTGTACTGTCGTGCGAAATTGGCCAGCAGCCGCATCGCTTCCTTCTGCGCCGTCATGGCGCCGTGGCCGTCCTCCGGGACGTCGGTCATCATCAGGCTGTCGATCACGAAGTGGCGGATCCCGTAGCGCTTGAAGCCGTACGTGAACACCGTCACGAGGCGTTCGATCGCCGCGACACCGACGAGATCGAACACCCACATCCGGTCGCGCAGCCACGCGCCCATGTGGTCGAGATACTCCGGCGCGGGCCGATCGAGGCCGCCCAGTTGCTTCGCGATCCGCTTGCCCTGCATCTCAGGCCGCATCTCTCCGGAAAAGACGCATGCGCGCTCTCCCTGGCACATCAGTCCGATGAGCACCTGACCGAGCAACAGCGACTTGCCGTGACCGTTGATGCCCGTCCAGACCGTCACTTCGCCTGGGCGAAACTCGAACCAGAGTTCGTTGCGGCCGCAGAACGACAGGTACGGGAAATTCGAGTCATCGTGCGCCGGGTAGAACATCGATTTGACGTTCGACCAGAAGCGTTCGATCGACTTCAGCTCGTCCGGATCAAAGCCCGATGCCTGATCGCAGCAGCGGCGGAAATCCTCCGCCCTGGCGCCGGCGAGCAGATATTCGTTCGCATCCTTCGAATCACCGAAGAACACGACGCGGCAACGCTCGATGCCGAGTCGGTTCGCAACCTCGTGCGCCCCCTTCCGGCCCGCCTCGTCGTTGTCGTAGCAGAGCAGGATCTCGCTGAACCGCTCGAGCCGTTCCCAGTCGCTGTCGATCCACTGGTGGTTGCCGGCACCGGCGTTCACCGACAGCGCGGGAATGCCGACCTGGTGCAGCGTCATGGCGTCGATCTCGCCCTCGGCGATCGCGACGACGCGCTGGGCAGGATCGATCAGGTTCCAGCCGAACAGGCACGGCTCGGCACCGGCCTCCTGCCGCATGTCCTTCTTGTCCGCGATGTTCCGGTACTTGGCGTTGATCAGCTCGCCGCCGCGGAGGTACGGAAACACGATGTGCGTCTTCGGCCCGTTGGTCTGCTCGGCGATCTTGAACGCCTGCACGGTTTCGGGCGTGATGCCGCGGCCGTCGAACCATTCGTCGAGCAATCTGGTCGGGCACTTAGCTTTCGGACGGACCGGACGTTGGTACGTCGGCGCCTGGCGCTTCGGCATGTCATCGCGGACACCGAGGAACTGCTTCGCCTCACGCATCGCATCCGCCACGGACATCGACCGGCACGCGCACCAAAGGTCGAGCAGGTCGCCTCCGTCGCCTGGGGCTGCGAAATCCTTCCACACGCCCCGCTTGGCGCCGCTGAGGCACACCGACAGGCTCTGCCCTTTTTCGCCCGACGTGCTGCCGGATTTCCATTCCTTGCCCGACTTGCGCCCATTCGGCAGCAGGTGCTCGGCAATGGTCTGCGCGTTCTGCGCCATCAGCTCGGCCAGTTCGCGCGCGTTCATGCCGGAGCTCCTTGGCGTACACCGTTGGCCCAGAGATGGGCAGATCGTTCGCTGCAGCCGGCATTCGTGGCCTGCCACTGGTACGTGAACCCGGCTGCCTTCCACCATGGAACCACCGCTTCGCCGCCGGCGAAGAGATCGCCGCCTGCCGGCTGCGACTTCGCGAACTCCTCGAAATGCCGATCACGACCGAAGAACGTCGACGCCTGCTTCACATACGGCGTCCCGATGTTCCCTGCAGCCTTCATCGCTGCAGCGTAGGCGGTCACTGCCGAGACCAGCACGTCCGGATCGATGCCTTCACGGATCCGTGCTTTCCACGCCCGCAATGCGGCCTGCTTCGAATTCGAGCCTTCACGTTTCGGATACTGCCGCCACGCTTCATCGAACTTTTCGTCGATCGAATCACGCTTGGCTGACGTGTCAGCCGTACTCTTTGATGTAATCTCTGTAGTATTCTTTGCCTTATTAACGAACTGCGCTTTTGTTTCCCCACGAACTGCGGAATCCGCATCCCCCGAACTGCGCTTTCCGCAGTTCGCGAAATTCAAGATCTCGTTCAGGCGATCGATGTCTATGCGGTAGTAGACCTTGTGCTCGAAACGCTTGTGTGTCTCGATCAGCACCTTGCGCTCGACGAGCTGCTTGCGGGCGGTCACTTGCTCCCGGTATGTCATGCCGGTCTCGGCCTCGATTTCCTCGACAGTCTTGTAGACGCCCAACTCGCACGTCGTCCGCTTCTGCCAGTAGAAGATCTGTCCGAAAAAGAGCGACGCGTTCACGCTGCCCAAATGCTTCACCAAGCCCGGGTGATAGGCAATGGGTTGCCCGAGGTCGAGCAGATAGTCAGATGCGTTCATTGCCGTCACTCTGTAATTCCTGCAACGCGAAACGCGAGGCGTGATGCTGGACATCCGCCAGATCAAACTCGAAACGGTCGCGCTTGATGTCAATGGAAAATTTGGCAACTGCGGCCGCCTTCAGCAACGATTCGCTGATCAGCACTGCGCCATCCTCCCCACGAGTCTGGATGAAGGCGGCGAAACGCTCGGCGTTTTCGAAGATCTGGCTAAGCTGCATCAGACGGTTGAGGTAGGGCCGGCAATCGTCTTCGCTCATCTCTTTGAGTGACTGAGACGCAGCCAGCATGCCTCGATTGAGGGGCGTATCCGCGAGCGAATACACCTCCTCCCCATCGCGCAAGATCGGCTTGGCTTCGGGGTTTTCGACAGGCGTCTGCAGCGCGGCCGCGGCATGGAAAACGTTCGAGACGAAAACGAACCTGGTCGGGACGACCGGCTTTGTGATTTGCCGCATGATCTCGGGCTTCATCGCATCGACTCCTGGATCGCCAGTTCCATCGCGACCCGCTGGTCGTCGCTCCTGAGGCGGATCTCGCTGTACATCGCGTTCTTGCACACTCGGCGCCAGAGCGGCGTAGCGGCCGGCGATTCGAGCAGCTTGCCGATCGCGCTGATGCGGAGCTCGCGCTCATAGTCGATCCGGGCCTGCCCAGTCAGCTCGGTCACGTCCGCCTGCACGATCGACCAGCCGACGAGATTCGGCGCACTGAATCGTCTCGGGCACCGCGGTGCCGAAAACGGCTGACACGGCGTGTCCGCTACGATCACATCACCTTCAATGGCTTCTTTCATGCTTACCATCCTTGCCTATAATCCACTAAGGATTACTAAACGGCCGTAAAAAAGCCCCGTCTTTGGGGAAAGCTGCCGGCGGCCAAGCCGGTTCGGTTTGCCGGAGGGTTCGGCTTACCTCAACTCTCCCCAAAAACGGGGCTTCCCTCTTGCTCCATCGATTGGCAGTCGATGCATACAGGCTAAATCAGTTTCCCTTCGGATTCCGGTGGCCACGAGCCATTTCCGATCAAAACGGCCATCTCTTGGGCCTCCAAAGCCATAAGGCACGCCGTCGAAACCAGACGAGAAGTCGCATTAAGCCTTGTCCGTGTCAGGTTTTCGCAGTTCTCGACGGTTGCGACAACCTGCTCGATCTCTTCCTTCGTTCCGTCGAACTCGAAGAACTCGGGAAAGACCTTGATGACCTTGTTGGCGACATTCGGCGGCCTCGCGATCATACTGAGCATGCTCTACGCTCCGTCTGAAACCGAGTAGTTGAGCGGATCCAGCAACCACCGATGAACCTCGGCGTTGCTGTAGCAGGAGTGCGTGCGGCTCATCCGGATCGGCTGGGGTGCCTTGCCGGCCAGCCCCAGCTTCCTCCAAGACTCCCGGCACATCGGAATAAAGGGCGCGATCTGAGCCCATTTGGAGAGGCCGACCCGCGGGAGGATCGGCTCGGTAGGCCTGCCGGAATCGACTGGCGCTGCTGTCTTCTTCACGTTCGCTCACCGTTAGAGGAGTTGGTGAGCTAATCCTATTTGTCGGCAACGCTTCTTGCTACACGTGTACGCACAAGTTCCATCTTGCGCATCACTTCCGCCCTGCGCAGACGGGAAGCATTCAACGGCCGCCTATTTCCTTTTTTGCCTCAGATACGATTTCGGCCAGCTTTTTGTGCGACAACGGAACAACCTTCGTCAATTCAGTCGCCGCCTTCTGAGCAGACAACTTTGGATCTATGTTATCTCTCCAGTGCCTTTTTGCGAGTTCGGTCAGCGCGTAGTTCTCAGCATGCCTCCTTTTTGCCATAACGGATGCTGCGTGCGATCGATCATCCTTATAGCCGTACGGCGTTGCCTTGAGAATCCCGCACCAATAGTTCGCTGATGAGGCATAACTCCATGCGAGCGCACTATTTTTTTCCGCCTTCATGGCCTGCACCGAATATGAAACTGCAATCAATATAGCGTGGAGCATCGCGAACTTACTCACCTCAGCAGGATCTTTTTCAAATTCATCAAAAAAATCTTTCTCCTGCTTATCACCATCAGTTGCCTCATCATCCCAAATCTTCCTAAATATATTCTCGAAGTAGTGATTTTCCGGATTCCCTCCATTTTCCTCTATGAGGCCGCCTAAACCCTGGACAAAAACGTCGCACGCTGCCGAAATTACACCCGCGGCTTCGGTTATAGGGGTTCTCATTTCTCTCGGAGGAGGTCTATAAAAATCGCTTTCACTCATGCCATTCACTCATTACGTGAAAATTTTTCACAAAGCAAACATTAAAAATCGTCTACGATTCCTTTCTTTATTTTTGACACTACCTCGGCGAGCTTTTTATGCGATAGTGGAACGACTCTCGTGAGCTCCGTCGCAGCCTTCTGCGCTGATAACGAGGGATCGATATTCTCCCTCCAATGCTTCACTGCCTCTCTAATCAATGCGCGACTTTCTGCATGGCGCAAATTCGCCATTTCCGCCGCTGGATTTTGGCTAGAACCGGACGCGGCTATCGCGTAGGCATACCTTTCACTGGCAACTCTGAACAGAACAACAGCCTCGTCGTCACTGCGAAAATCACAGGCTATCAACTTGACACAGCAGTAAATTCCGAGCGCGATATCCCGATCCACTTTGCTTGCATCTATCCATGCACGAATGAAAGCCAACTTTTCACTCTCGACTTTCAAGGACTTCGCCCAAATAAGTTCGCCATGGGAAAGTAGATTAATATCCTCTTCATCGAGGAACTCGTCATCTGGATAATGACGGCCAGCAGTCAATAGCCAACCGAATCTCCCGATACTATGTAACCTCTCGATCTCGCCGCCGTCGGCCATATCAATAAGATCGGCCACTAAATCTTCGACGCGGCTCAAAAATCGTGCCTCGAAATGCCCCATCTGCGCCCTCACGCACCCTTAAAGAAAGCCGCGCCAGCAGGGTAAGGGAACCCTGCGTTCGCCCCGTCGAGCTAGGCGCGGTTGACACGATTATGCCGCACGGAATCCCGGCGACTTGCTGCAATGCAGAACGTCACTTCGTGAGCCAGTCGCCCGTATCACTCATTCGAGGCTCGCGAGCGCCTCTGCTGCCACCAATATCGCGCTCGGCACCATACCGAGGACGGCAACGCCCCGCCGCAATTGCTCTTCGGTGGTTTTTGGCTGGAAAGACTTCCAGTGCGCATCCAAGCTGATCACGGTTGCGAGAGGTTTCCCGTCGAGCGGACGAACACGGCGCCGGCCCTGCGGCCGGCCAGGTCCAGAAATGTGGATGATGTCATCCATGGCGAACCTCATCCTCTCGCTCTGTAGTAGACAGTGAAAGAACGCGAGTACGCTCGGTTACCCAAACGTCACGGTCCTCGTCAGCAAGCATATTGTGCTGCAAGCCATACTCGAGCGCCGACACGATACGGCGCCGGCCGTACGAATCGATCATATGTGCGATCGCAATAGCCTCGCGAAGTGGAATTGTCTCGATCCGTGAGTCGGCGCGCATGAGCGTAACTATGGCCGGTGAACTGTCACAGAGCAGTGTGTCGCCGAGCCATCTGAGTGTACTAGTCAGCGGGAAAACGTCAGTCATGGCGCACCTCCGCAGAATCTTCCAGACGCCCATAAGTCTGCGCGGTCTCGTTCATCCGATCGGCGATTTCGTCGAGATACTTACCGACGAGTTCGGCGGCGTCGAGCAAGCCCAGATGAGCCGATTTTCCGAGAGGTTCGGCACCCGACATGTCCGGTTCGCAAAGGCTGTTGTGGACCAACCGTGCGATCGTCGTGATCGCATTCGACGCGCGACTGACGTCGGCGATCAGACTGGCGGGAATCATCGCCATACTGGCCTCGTCATCGAGAATCCAATGGTCGTTCATCAGCGCACCGCGGAAAGTCGGATCGCTGTAGTCGGGCTTAGCGGGAGAAGCTGCAGAAGTGGTTGAAGCGGGCATTACGGCCTCCTATTGATGTGGAGGCCCGCGTCCCGTCGCCAAACGGGTGGGCGGGCAAGTGACAAGGTTGGCGAACCGGCCAATAGGAAACCGGCAGACCCGAAGATCCTTAGACTCTAGTTTCAAGTGCAACACCTGTATTGAGATAGGGTGTTGCGATGAAGAAAAGCTACAGCCACCTGAGCGCGGAAGAGCGTGCGGTGATCATGATCGAAAGCGGAAAGAAGGTGAGCGTGCGCGCGATCGCCAGACTGCTCGGACGCAGCGCA